CCGTTTGCGTTCCGATAGCCGCCGTTTGCACCGCCGTTGTTGCTGCGATAGCTCCTTGTTGCGCAGCTGCACCAAACCAAGCAGCTTTAGCTTGTTCAATTCCAGCCTGAACAAAGGTGTTAATTAGGCTATTTAAAACTGTATTACCAATTGATCTTAATGCATCAGAAGCCTCCATTGAGCCGGTTATTATTCCCGTAAGTGCATTTGATGCGCTACCAGAGAATGCATCTAGTGCAGCCGCGGCAGCTTCGTTTCCTAATGATTGATTTCTCCAAAGCTCATACATAGCATCAGTTCTAGCTTGCTCATATTGAGTGTTGGCGGCATTCATTAACTCTAAGCCACGCTGAGTGATAGCGCCTTTTTCTGTTTCAAACTCACGAATAAGCGCAAGTTTACGCTCGTGTTCGTTTTTGAGTTGCTGAACAGGGTCTACTTGTGCTTTTAAGTTATCCTGCGGTGATACAGCGTTATTAGCCTTTATTTCGGCTATCTTTTGTTGATATTCTGCCTCAATTTCAGCTTTACGCCTTGCTGCCTGTTCAGTGAGAGATACATCATCTTTTGTTATCCGCTCTAAGTCTGCCAACTGTTTATCGTGAGACTCTTTAGCCTTAGCGACCAAATCAAGCTCAAGTGCGGCTTTCTTATCAGCTAGGTTACGCTCAATGTTGTATTTATCTTCTGCAAGTTTCTCAGCTAGTTTAATCTGTTCTGGAGATGCCTTGTCACCCAACGCCTTAACCGCGTCATACTTAGCCATTTCAAGAGATCCGTCTTTGTAACCTTTGTTTAAAAGCTCAATTTCTTCTCTCTGGCGCTTTAATGCTTCGTATGCTGCATCTGTGGCTTTGGTTGATTCCTTTTTGACTTGCCCGTTTTTATATTCTTGAGCAGCCATTTCTTGCAATTCATCGATTGCCTTTTTATCAAAAATACCTGCATCTTGTGCTGCATATAATGCCTGTAACTTAGCCCTCTCTACTCCTTCTCTTTTAGAAAGTTCAAGGCGCCTTTCCATTTGTTTTTTTAGCTTTTCACCTTCCTCTCCACCATAATCCGCACCAGTGGCATTAAACTCTCTTTTGGCATTTGTAGCATCCCTAATTTTATTCGCCAGATCACCAAACCCTGTTTTTTCTGCAAAAATAACTAATGCATTTTTAACGCTTAAGTCAATGGCTTCTTTTGTTTTTCTGTTATATTCCTCTTGTGCATCAACTAGATATCTGGTGATAGCTTCTGATTTCTTTCTATTCTCCGCTAAATCACCTTCAATTCTAGTAACTTCACGCAGGATTCTCGTGGTGTTTTTATCAATAAGATCAGGCATTCCACTTAATGCTGTTTTTTGTAACTCTATTTCAGACCTTAATTTTGATAATTGCTTTTCTTGCTCTTTCATCTCAAGCCGCAGTAATTCTTGCTTGTCTTTAGCATCCTGCGCATCACGAGCTATTTCTTGGTATGAAAGCTCCTTTAACTTATCTCTTAATTGATCTATACCATCCGCAAAATCTCTAGCTGCCTGTTTTGCCTGTTCTGTTTTTTGAGAAAAATAGATAAGCGCAGTGGCTGCTATCATGATAAATCCAGCGGGTCCACCTATTAACCCAAGAGCAGATCTAAGTAATCCGATAGATTTAGTCCACACCATACTCGCTAAATTCGCTCTTTCCTGTGATGCAGCGACAGCATTATTAGCCTGAACTAGTGCTAATTTAGCTGCTCTTTCTCTCTGTTGCGCAGCAGCTAACTCATTTGATAATAAAATGCTTTTTTTTGATTGTTCGTTTTGGTTTATATTGTTTTGTAATCTTGCTCTATCAAGCTGTGCATTTCTTAAATCTGCCTGAGCCTTTCTTTGCGCTTGTATTGCTGCGTCTTGTTGAGCCTTTGCGCTTTCTTTTAGAGCCTTGCTTTGGTTTAGAGTTTGCACTGCGGAATTTTTCATTGATGTTGCTAAGTTACCAAAATATCTTGCGGCACCCAGCGTTGCTAGTCCAGCGATTGCCTGAGCGACTTCATCAAAATTATCAGATAGAACTGCAAACCCAGCGGAAACGGTTTTAGTAATTCCTAGCGTCTGGTTCATCTCGCCATAATATGCTTTAGCGGAGTTCGTTAACTTTGTAAAACCATCTGCAATGGTGTTATCCATCGAGTCAGCAAGAGCGTTATTCTCTTCACGCGCCTTAATCATTGCATCAGCGAATAGTTTCATGGAAATGCCGCCCTGCATTGCCATTTTCTTAACATCGTTTTCTGTGACTTTCACGCCACCACGTAAACGAGATAATTCTTTAGCGATATCAGCAACAACAGAAGGCGTGGCATTTAAAACAGAGTGCCAATCATTCCCTTTCAACGTACCGATAACCATAGCCCTATTAAGGGCGTTCATTGCAGATTCGGTTTGTTGTGCGCCAGTTGCGTTAGCTGTGAATGCAGAAGAAAGAGATTCAATGTAGTCAACTGTCTGAGTTGTGTTATAACCCAATTCTTTCATTGAAGTTGCTGAGCCAGCATATAACTCTTGAGTTGTCTCAATAGCCTTACCGTTCCTGTTGCTAACTTCTAAGAAGCGTTGCTGTATTTCTGCATAACGCTCAACATCACCTTCAACTGAATTAAGTGCCATCTTAATTCTCGCAGCCATTTGCCCCCATTCATCGACTGCGTTAATGATTGCACCAGCCGACAACGCAGAAGCTACAACGCCAGCAACTTTTGAGAGAGATAACATTGATTGCTCTGTGTTATTCGCCGCTCTAGATGTTCTGTTGAAACTATCATCCATGCGATTTAAGCGTTGTTCTAATTGGCGCTGAGATGTAAGTAATTGACCGACATCCATTTGCACCTGATAAACTATTTCGCCTACATTTGCCATTACCGGCTCCTTAAAATGAAAAACCCCGCCGATTGGCAGGGTTGGATTGATATACAGGCTTTAAGTTAGAATTTTATATTACGCACATCTTGCAATGCCTGTTTAGATTCGCTACACCTATCTTTTTGATCGTCAGGTATTTTTTCACCATACTCTGTCATCGAATCACAAATTCCACTAACCCTACCTTGTTCAAATGCAAGAATTATTGATGTGTTAACAAACCCTTCACATGAAGCCTTATCCTCATGATTAACACAAACCATTTCAGCGACATCTGACAACTTTCTATTTTCTTTGGCAACAGACGGCGAACTAATAAAAGTAATTATTAAAGCAAGTGCAGATATAAAAAGACTATTTTTCATTATGTTCTCATTTTATCTAGTGATATATGTCTAACACCTAACAACCAATCATTTCACCTGATTGGGTGATGGTGCATTTATTCCCTTCGCTATCTTGAGTATGACACCCTGAGCTATCGCACCAGCTTTTAATGGAGTATTTATTACCCTCGCTATCAACAGAAAATACTTCCGTTGACCCATCTGGATTATCTCTACTACCTGACGTTATTGAATAAGAGTTTCCTTGATTGTCATAAGATCGGATAGTCTCATCCCCGTTTGAACTCTTTGTAGAGTCAGTGCATACTCGGTACGCACCACTACCAACACATTCACCAGCTAATGCGTTGGTGTATGCAAACAAAATTGCAGTGAAAATTAGTATCTTCCTCACAACACCATCCTCGTTAGTTAATTTGTTATTAGTTTAGCTGTTTGTGGTGCAAATGGGAGCAAATTAACTAATACGCCACCCTTCATTTATCATTTTTTTCTTAATTCTATCGAGTTCATCTAAATCTTTTTTCTTTTTCAGAATAACGGAATACTGCTTATACCCATAATGGGATGGAGCGAAGAACTCACCGTCATTATACATAGCTTGATTACGCTTTAATGCTGATATGGATAACGGAGACAATGCTATTTGTTGCTTACAATACTCAATGGCCTTATTTAAATTATTCGCTTTATCTCTCATTTTATAGTGCTTCTTTATCTTTTCTTGAAGACTAAAATGAAGTTTTAGTATCGCTTCGTCAGGAAATCCTCTTAATCCGTCCAACCATTCATTCTCGGTCATATTATCACCATCAATAAGTTAATTTAATCTTATGTTATATAGACAGCGATGCAAAAGAAAGCAAACTAACTCATTTACGTTTCCTACTCACCAATCGACGCTTACCACTGATCAGTTCATCATTCCGTTTATCATCTTGTTTCATGATGTTGTCATATTCTTCTTTGGTGAAGCCTTTTTCATCAGGATATTTAGCTTTGAGCATCATCTGAAATTCAGTCATGGTTAGCTGTTCGGCTTCCTCTCGATTCATACCAAAGTGCGCACGAGCTGAACTAATGTAGTCAATTGCCATAAACTCATCTGAGAATTCGTTTTTGCCTTCATTGCGTTGAAGTTTTCGGATCTTCGCTTTACCGATAATTCCGTGAGTGAATAACTCTCTGGCAATGACGATAATGTCAGCGATTGGCATCTTGCCGTTTTTATAGACGATACCGCGTTTACCCGATCTCCATTCGCCAATAATTTCAGAACAATCATCATCACAGCACGCCTGCATCACCATCATTGCAGTTTGCAGGATATTACGCCCATACGTTGGCTTGCTAATGGCTTTTATTAACCATTCAGGAATAACCCTGTAGCTCATTACGGCTCGTGTAATTAACTCTTGCACCTCGGCACCATTTAATTGACCATATGCACTAACAATCTGTTTAGGCTCACCGATTCTTGTCATATTGATGAACGATGGTCTAAATAAGTAATCCTTTTTATCAGTAGAGATAACCATCTCCCCGATTTCTAAAATAGGCGTCATAATCCCTCCTGAATATTATCAAGGGCACTCGAAAGCACCCTTTGTAATATTAAGCAGTGGTAACAGTGACCACGCATTTGGCTGTTTTGCTACCATCTTCGGATGTGACAGTAACGTTTGCAGTACCTTCAGCAACGCCACGCACAGTGACCACATTCACAAGCCGAGTAACTGTTGCAAAATTCGGCTTATCGCTTACAGCGGTGTAGTTTTTGTTAGTCGCATCGGTTGGGGTAAATTTGACAGTAAATGTTTTGGTTTCACCCACTTTTACAGACAGTGTGGATGGCTCGACGGCAATACTTTCAACTGCGATTTCTTCTGTTAGCCATTCAACCGTAGTTGCGGTGTGAACTTTTAATTCACCTGAATAGGTGGCAAGCTCTCTGGTTGGAAACTCCATCGACCACGATGTGAAGTTGAAGTATCCTTGGAGGATTTCCTTACCGTCACCACGCATGTCTAATTGAACCCAGTAACCAGTTTGTCGACGAGCTTGAATCTCTTCCAGCAATTCCTTAGCAAAGTTCATGGCAGAAGTAGAGCCTGGAACTGGAGTGATCCTCATTTCACCATCAACACTAATTGTTAAGTCTGCTCCGGTTACGATAGCTTCTGACAGCCCCGGAGTATCATCAGCATTAGAGTTTACGGTCTCCATACCATAATCGAGACTCTTACTTGTAACCGCACCAAAGCGCATAAAATAACTCTGCTCTGGTGCTTGTGATGGACAGCCTTTTGCAATACGCAAAATGCCATGATCGCCTAGCATATTACCTTTATCTTCTGGGCATTGTGCCATGTTATAACCTCTTTATTTGCAAATAAAAAAGGCCGCATAAGCGACCTGTTGAGATGTGTTTAATTTAAGATGTACAACGGAAAGAAAGCTTAAGAATAAACCGACCTTCTTCTGTTGGTATGGGTCTTGGTAGACCGCCTAAGTTGTAGATTGAATTGAGTTCGCAATCTAACGAGTTGTTAGCAACGTAATTTAGAATTTCATTAGCTCTTATCACTGTTGGCTCAGGGTCTTTCCATGCAGACACAAGAATAAGCGCCACGAAATCATCAGCACCCAAATCAGCAAACCTACCGCTACTATCATCCGGCTGAATAACTGCATATTGCTGGTGTCTTGTATCTTCTTCTTCGTCCCACGCAAACTTTTGAACAATTAAACCATCGAGTAAATTACCTCTGTTTAAGTAGCGCTCAAACTTCTCATGTATCATATTTGAAGCTCCCGTCTCACTGCGTCATCAATAGCCTTGCGTTCATCTTCAAAACCACGAGATAGAAACTCTTTACGAGCACTTGAGCGCCTGAAGTTTTGCTTGATTCTTGGATCGTGAACATAAACCGCGTAGTTTGCTGTGTATCCGACGCGACCGGTTACTCTGGTGCCATTAACAGTGACCTCTCTGAATTGAGAGTTGATAAGTGTTGATGTATCAATAGGTGTGTATATAGCCGCCTGAGCACTACCAATCAATAAAGCCGACTGAATAGCTCTCATCACTCTCTTACCCTGTATATCACCTACAAGCGCTCTAAGGTTTGCGTTAGCCTGAGAAATACCCCTTACTTTTGCCCCCATATCACACCGCCGTTATCAGAGTATAGTCATCCGCAATGTGCTCGAATAAATCCTCATCTCGCCCAATGAATTTGATTTCATCAGCGCCGACAGATAACGGATCGCCAGTGTGCTTGCCGATAGCAATAAAGTCACCTTTCTTTGCATCGGCATACTCAGTCCAGAAAACTAACTTGATGGTGATTTCAGAGCCAATGTCCAACTTTCCAGATTTAAGCTCGCTACCATAACCACAAAGAAAATGAACCGGATCAGAGAATACCGGCTTACCGTTTTTGTCTTTCTTTGCTTTCCACAGAGTAGCCCACGAGGTGTAAGCCCAATTTGCAAAACTCATTACGACCCCCTACACATACAACCACCTTTCGCTATCCACAAACCAGCGTGAGCAGTTTGATTTGGATCGGTTGGTATTAAATCATTAGCACAACCGTGCTTATCTAAACCACGCAGTAGTGACGCAGCCGCTTTCCATCTATCACCAAACGATTGATATCGAAATGAGCGTGATGCGCCGTTAGGTGCTGTTTGTGAACTGATATACTTATCACCTTGACCGAGCGCCATAAGTGACAGTAAGTACATCTGGATTAATAGCGCTGTTGCTGATGGATAGTGTTTATCAAGGCATTCTTGAATACTTCCTACCTGCTCAATAAGTGCGTCGAGAATAAAATCAGGCAATCCTATTCCCTGCCCTGTCAGGTACTCTTTGGCTTGCTCTTTTGTGATCATGATTACCTCACAAAGCAAAGCCCCCTTTCGAGGGCATAAAAAAACCGCTTTCGCGGCTATTCGTCTTTGTCTTTTTTAGACTTGGCTTTTGGTGTGGCTGGAACCAATTCAGCGGCACCATTAGATAATGCTCTAACATTAACCTTAAAGGCTGGATGAAGATTTTCTAACTCAACCACCTGACCCTTTTCGACACCATGCCAAGGGATAATAACCTCGTACTTTGTCATTGCAGATCCTTAGCTCAGTTTAGCACCGTAAACCACACCAGACTTACCGTCACCGTCACGAGTAATTTGCAGACCTGCCGCGCTCATGATTTGGAAGTTATAGTTTTCCTGTGGCATAAAGCGAGGTTTAGGAACAACACCTGTTGCCATACCAACTAATGGTGTCACTACATCTTTACGGCGTTGATAAGCGATAAACTCAGAGCCTTTAAGCGCATAAGTAGGGCGAATTTCTTTCACGCCAGCATACGGTAGTAATGTATCGATAATGCGACCATTTACCACGCTATTACCAGCACCAGCACCGACAGAAACAACCACAGGCTTGATTAAGTTACCCCATGCTTCGTAACTCACCCACATAACATCGTAAGCGTCCACTTTGTTGTTGAATGCAGTCTGACCGAACGCACCACCAAAACCAAAGAACGCTAACAATGCAGGCAAGTCAGCTGTGGTTAAATCAATATTAGCACCAGAAGTACCTAGATCGATTTTCGCTGTGTTGCGGTGATTTTTCAGTCCTTGGCCTTTATAACCTTCAACGCTAATTGATGCATCACCATTTAAGAAGTAGTTAACTACTTTCTTATTGAATTGACGCATTTTTGCAGTTTGAGAATCAAGAACAAGGTCAATACCAACTGTGCTTAAGCCAGCCGCATGACGCCAGTTAACACCAAAGCCAGCGGTAAATACTGGGATTGGGTCGCCGTCAGAACCATAATCAGTGTGATCATGAGAGTATGGCGCTTGACCATCAATACTGATTGATACGTCATCCGCAATGTCACCAACCACGTTATACAATTTTGCTGTTTTGCCAATTGGTAACACTGTTTGCAGGCCCATTAAATCATTGACGATTTCCATGCCTGTTTCTTGGTCGCGCAACTGAATAATGTTGTTATCAACTTCTTTCCAAAAGTCCTTAGATAAACCGCCTGACTGGTTTGCCGCTAAAGTCTCACCATCCATAACGCTTTGATACTGGTTAATCATCAGGTTATGTTGCGTGTTATAAATATTACGTGTAGCCCATAGGCTATCCCACTGGCGTTGCAGTCGGCTATTTGTTGCTAAAGTTTCAGCAGTATAAAACATAGTTTTTTTCCTTTTAATTACGCAGCAGCCACAGTGCCAACACGAAAGCGAACACGAATGAAATCATCAGCTTTTAGCGTCACTTCATCTTGAGAGTAGCCAATTACTGATTCCGTATCAGCGGATGCAAGAGCGCCTTTACCATCAGCACCAAGTTTGATCGGTGAGTCTTTTTTGTAATCGCCAGCAGGAACCAATACAGCCAGCTCTCGACCTTCTTCTACATACTCACCAACTAGAGAATCACCAACCGGAACGCCATCACGAATAGATAGCCCTTGGTGATATGCTGGATTGGCTACATAAATGCGACCGGATAGTGCGGTGGCTTGAGCGAACTCATTGTCTGCGTTAATAACAACAAAAGTGCCAGGAAGTGTAACTGCTTTTGCTGCGCGAGTTTCTGTGATTGATTTACCGTCAAGGTTTACACGGCGATAGCGACTAGTAGCCATTATTTAGCACCTCCAAAGTATTCAGCATAGTCTGGCGCGCCAGTTTGCTCTTGTTTTGCACCTGAGTTGCCAGCCAAACTTGCTGCGTCCCCAATTTGTTTATGCATGTCGATCAGTGCTTGACCTTGCAGTGAGTTAGCCACCACTTCACCGTATTTTTCGGCAATTACTTTGCGCATTTCGGTTTCTTCTGCGCGTTGATTTTCGGTTAAAGTTTCTTTTAACTGATCTTGATTGGCTTGCAGCGTATCAATTTTTGACGTGATACCTTCCAATGCTTTTGTTACGTTCGCAGCAATTTGATTGCCGATTTCTGAATAAAGCTCTGTTTTTTCTTCTTGAGTTAAAGGCATGTCGCCCTCCGTGCTGTTATTGATTGCAGGGCTTGCCTGCGGTTTACTGAAAGCTGATTTAAGTTTGTTTGTTACAACCTTCACCCATGACTCTTGACGCTCAACTTCTTCGCCTTGCACATCAAAGGTGATGTTGCCATTTTCATTTGTGTAGGAATGTAGTTTTGCATTACCGCCATCGATAACGATTACTGCATGAGTGTCTGTGAAATCAGATACCCACACATAACCATCACCAGCAACGAACTGTTTCTTTGCGGCCATTTCAAGTCGATGAGATTTTTCACGATAAGTTTCACCAACCAGAGCGCCGCTGTTAGTTTTAACCTCTGTGGCTTGGTCAGCATTAACCATCATTCCAACACCTTGAGTTGGTGTTGCTGCGCCTGACTCATAAAGCAGAATTGCGTCATGATCCATGCTGTGTATCTTTGCAATCCAGTTATAACCCTGCGCTTTCTGCTCTTCGCTTGCTTCAATCTGCTCAAGAAAGACAGCAACGCTCGTATGAATTGGCTCTGAACTTTCACCACTTTCAATCGCTTCGACGCGCTGAAGAACTTCTTTACCGCCTTCTGACTCTTTGGCCTTGTCTACATCTATCCACTTTTCTAAATAGATGCGATTACCGACCTTGGAAACATTTCTGTTTGCTGCGCCGATATACCCAACATTAAGGCCCTCGAAAGAAAGCGCTGATACAAACTGACCATCAAGCGTAGGGTGGCCTAATGGCGCAGGAGTGCCTTCTAACTCTCGGTAATGGGCGTCAATCTCACTTGCTGGATATAATCCACCATTCATAATGACGTTTGCTGGAAGCGTGTAGCTTGGGATAATAATGTGTTCACGACCGTTGTATGTTTCACGCCGAATAGAGGCGCTATTAACTTTTGTCGTGACGTTTACTTGAATTGGCATCAGTTACTCCTCCGCCCATTGATAACCACGTTCTTTCATGGCTTCTTTTTCCTCTAACAGTTTATTGATGAGAGTCTTGTTGTAAGGCTTGCCATCTTTATCAACAAGAACGGTTACAGTTGAGCATTTACAATTAATTGAGTTAGCATCACGAGCCCACCAATCACGTTGTTCATCAGACGTAAACATCTTCCCGTGTCTAGCTGCATGATTAGCTCTTGTTGTTGGGCTTAACGCGGAGATATGAATTTCACGAGTTTCAAGGTTAAGCATTTCCTTGGCTTCGTCAGCTTCATCTAATCGCGCCCTACGTAATGCGCTTGTTATTTCTGTTCTTGCTATTCGATTAGCTCGGCGAGTTTCAATGCCAGCCTGATTGGTTAGGTTTCTAGCCACTTCACGAGGATTTAAACCTCTCGCAATACCATCTGTAAGAATGCGAGCCATGTCAGCCTTGACCTGGCCAGATAGCCCCTTCATCTCTTCGAATACCCTAGCGCGAACTAGAGCCATTCTTAACTGATATGGCTCACTCATCAGTATCGTTGCAATGCTTTGTTGAGTAGCTGCGTAGACAGTTGATTGCTGTGCTAAGTTTGCGTACTGTTGCGCTGTTCCTCTTTCGTATGCTGTGCTGACGTACTCAAGGAAAAGAAAGTTACCGAACTCTCCGCCATTCAAAAGCACCTCATCAACCATTAACTCACCATCTCTCAACAGTATTGATAGGTAGTTAGGATCTAAATCGAATTGATATTTTCTATTGACGACTGGCTCAGATGGGATTCTATTAAGAAGTTGAATGTAGCCTTTTGATATTCTCCGAATACGTTTCGCAAACTCTCTCATTGCGCCACGTTCTAGTTTATCGACTGATGTTGGATCAGCTTTCGTTCCGGGTCTTATCGCTGTCCTTATCTTCTGTATCTTCATCAGTTTCACCTAATGGCTCTTCACTATCATTTTCATAGCCAGCTGCCGTCCTAATTTCTTCGACGCTAAACACTGGCTCACCAGTAGAGAGAGCTGCTTGATTAATTCGGCTCATCTTCTCAGCGCTATCGAGCTTATCTATTGATGACTGTTCGTTTAAATCATCCCAAACAACCGTTTTCTCACCGATAGGCTCTAGTACCTTGATATTAATTAGGTGGTCGATGAAGTCCTCTACCTCAAATGACAGTTCGCTTTCTCTACGTGATTGACATCGAGCGTTGAAATATTTCTGGTCTTCCGTGCTAGCTCTTTCGCCCGTTTGCATGCCAACAAGTATTTTGGATGGAATATCCATTGCGGCTGATGCGGTTTGCAAGTTAACCATATAGGTTGGTGTCGGATCAGATACAGCAGTAACCATAGGACTAACATTTGCGCCCTTCGTAACAAGAACTGAATCATTACCTGCATTTATCTCTCTTGCTACTTCATTATAAATTTCCTGCAACCCTGCAATATCAACGCCATACATTCTTGCCATTTCATCAAGGCTGGCTTCCTTTTCGTAGTTGATGTTTAGCTGTCTTGCTGCGTTTTTAAGAAATGATTCACCAGATCCGCCTTCAACCTTTTCAAGACTTACAAAGGCGTTATAGGCAGGCTCAAGAAAACCGATAGCGTCAACTGAATAGTCACCGAGAATGAAAATCCTATCCGGATGGATATTAATATTTCTCGTCCCGCCATTCGGTAGCGTCTCCGTGTACTGCCACATGCTAGGTTGACCGTAATTAGGAGAATTAATGTCAGTCACCCAGTCAGTAGGCTTAATTGCATTCGCCCAAGCTGGAGTGGCTTTCTTCAGTAACTTTGATTTCGTGACAGGCTCATTCCACTTTCCACTATCATTGATATGAAGAATTAAACCTGAATAGCGACCGACAAGACGCTTCTGATCTGCTTCTTTGAACGCTTTCCAAATGCGCTTATTCACGTACTTTTTAAATGAAGCTTCCCAAGTGGTTTCTTTCTTGTACTTGTCTGCTTTATCACCCTCAATCACTTGAGGTGATGTTTTCCAGCAATTACCTACAAGTTTCGTTACCCCACCAAAGGCAATACCACCTCGGCGAAATAGCTTATATAAATCCTCAAAGGTTAAATCTTGTTTAAACCCGTACTCACACCAAGCAGATGAGCGCTTTGCATCAAGCCCCATGGTTGGATTAACCAAAGCCATACGGGCACGAGCTATCGCATCACTCACCATGTGATTGACGGCTAGTTTCATGTTTTCTTGCATTATCGCCTCAGTAATCGTTTTGGAACCAATAGGCCAGCATTTGATTTTTGTGTGATATACCCATCAAGCCCATATCTAACCGCATCCCAGCAGTGGTTATTCTTATCCTCAATAACGGGAAGAACCTCACCTGTGATCCGGTCTGTTTTGTATGAGTAGAGACGGGCTTCTTTTGCTGTTTCTTTACAGCGAGGATGAATGATTATTTGCTTGAATCCGCGTAGATGTGTAATGCCATCTTCTACGCTACCCTGCCATTTTTTAGCTGCGGATATATTGAAACCTTGCTTTTTAATATGGCTAATAGTTTCCGGTCTTGAGTTGTCCGCTTTAATGGGCCACTTTCTAGCCTCTGGAATACCTGCAAACTTGGCGTCATCAGTTACTTCCCATTCTGATAATTGCTTATCGGTGGCCCCGTCTTTACCAGCGTAGAACTTCCACATGTCATTAAGCTCAACTCCAGCACCGTATGCTTCATATTCAATATAAAGATTTCTATCTAACATAAACATACGAACAAGGGTGTTAGGGTCTTTTGCAAACCCGAAGTCTGCACCGAATAGTAACCTGTCTGCTTTTTGCCACAGATTATCAGGGAACGATTGAACAACGTATTTATTCGCCAATACCTGCTTATCGGAGTTTTCAAGATAAGCCCCTTCCCATATCCACGCATAGTCAGAATATTCAAGACTGTTAAGATCATCAAGCCTTTCTTCTTCCAGAACATCAGGGAACCACGGGTTATCGTTGTAGTTCATTTCAACGATGATTGAATTTTTTGGAGGTGTTTTTCTGAAACGTTTATCAGTGGCACTGCCGTCATTCTCAGGGTTCCATGTCACCCATATTTCAGAACCAGATTCACGGACTGTTGGTCTTAGCTTTTTCCACGCCAAATCTGATACTGACTCTGCTTCATCCACCCAAGCTAGCAGTATTCTTGCTTTGGATTTAATGCTATCTAAGTTATGTCTTAGCCCGCAAAATACGTAATTAACCCTCTTGCATTTAGTGCGGATATATTTTTCACCAATATCAAAGTAATCATTCAACCAAGGAATAGACCGTATCGCCTGTTTTACCTCTTCCATTGATGATTCTTCGAGTGAGTTCATAAACTCACGCCCACAAAGAATGACTCCGCTAATGCCTTGTTCTGCTGCCTGATATGCTTTTACTGCACTCATCATTGCGAATGTGCGAGTCTTTGCGCTACCACGACCACCAAAAGCACCGCGATATCGAACGCCTTCTTTTGCGAACACCGGAACTAACTTGGCAGGAATTGGTAAATCAACTGTCTGCTCCATCAGGTGATACTCCTACCAGCCTAATCACTGTTGGCTTCTGTGACATTGACCCATCAGATGACTGATGATCTACCTCTTGCTTTTCAGAGTATCCGTGATTAGCCAGCATTAGCTTTGTGATTGTTGCGTTAAAGTCGCCAGCCAATCCGCTATTAATTAGCTTCATTTCCTGAAATGCCATAATTCCGTCTAACGTGTCCGAAAACTCACGACCTAGATCACTATCTTGCTTTCCGTACTCATAAACAGTTGAACGAGCTATTCCCAAATAACACGCCAAACCTGCAATACTAGGTATAACCTGACCTTCATTTTCTTTGTAACCGCCGTACAGGTATTCCTTTGCCTTAGCGATTAGCTCATTAGTCAGCTTGCTAGGGCAACCAACCTGTTTAGATTGTTGTCCCATACCCTTTCCTTTAATATTTACTGTTCAACCACTGGCACATATTTAATATCACTAATCTCATCGGGTGATATGTATACCCATGATCCATCGAGTGATGCGATACCGATTAACCCGTTAGTCACGCGAGGCTCTTTAGTGGTCATCATGCCTTCGTAGGTTGTGCCGTCTTTCTTAGTTGCTATTACTTGATATTTTTCTGACATATCCCACCTAATAAAAAAGGCCACTAGGGCCTATTTGGTTTTCTGTTTGTTGACTAGTTTGCCTAATTCTCGCTCGACGATTTCAGCAACTATCCTGCCATCATCAACTCTGCCACAATGTAAGTATTCAAGTGATTGCTGTAATTGACGATGTAGAACGTCTAGCCAGTCTTTTTCTTGTTTGGTTACGCCTTCTCCTTAGCGAACTTGCTCGCCCATACCTTGGCAATATGTAGGCAGTCGTCAAACATTCGTCCTTTTCTGCTGGCTTGAGATCTTTGGCGATAATGTTCTACCGCCATGTAACTTGCTCTACGACAAACAGGTAAAGAAAAGCCGAGCTTTTTTAACTCGGCCAGTACGTTCTGTTCTATGAATTGTTCGTGGTTCATGCTGGCCCTTCTCCATCTGGAAATTCGCCCATATCAGGTAAGGTTAATTGTGATAGTTCTTTAATTGCCTTCTTCGCTTTGCGTATTTTCTTTAAGTGACGCTTGCGTAAATTCATTAAGTCACTACCTCTCCTGCCAAAGTTCTCGAACGACCAGCTATCGGCTGCCACTAATCTATTTTGCATCTCATTGATAGTCAGGCTTTTAAGCTCATTCATATCAAGGTTTGCTAACCCTGTTTGTGGTTTTGACTCTTTTTCAGCTAGATCAAGCAACCATCGACGCAAGGCTTTCGCTACATCTGTATTAGCTAACATCCCGATTAGATGCGCTCCTCTAACAGAGAAGATCCTGACCTTTTTCTTACGTAAGTTGTTGTTTATTCCATTGGTCATTGTTTCAGTGACCATTGTCATATCATCAGAAAACTCATCTTTGTTGGCGTTATATAGATTGGTTACTGACTTCTCATTTTTGTATTCGAGAAGCTTAGCCATCTGAGAGCTGGTAAACCAAATCTTATTATCACCATTATCAAATGGAGTAATTTCATTACCTTTGAAAACTAAAGATTTGCTCATGGTGTAAATCCTTATAGAAAAGCGAACCTGTTCACCAGAAATAACCGCCCCACAGAAAACACCATTAACGGTTTTTCTCAGGTTCGACTTTCTGTAAGGTTCTGTGAGTGTTTTTAATTGCGCGGTGAATGCACAGGGTGAAATGCGTAGAGTCGCAACCATCATCACGTATCACTACGTTACTTTGATCGCTTCTAGTCTGTTCCTAGCAGTCAAGATATGATCACTCTCCTTAATGGATAAACGATTTATCTAACCAAACTGGTATATACACTTACTTAAGCTATACTAAGTAGCTATCGCTATACTTTAATTGACATCTTGCTAGTATTGCCCAGCCTCCCATGCTGGGCTTTTTTTATTCTTTTGGAATGCTTTTATCCAGTTCTTCACGGAATTTAACTGGATTATCGAAGCCTTGTGTTGCCATGATATTTCTCCATTAAAAAGCCCCGCTATTGCGAGGCTCGTTGTTATTCAATTTCCCGTATTGCTTTCTTGTTGGCTAAATTTTGAGTTTATCAATCTCTTCATGATCTGGCCGACGATAATTCAGGATGTAACCTGGCATCTTCATAAACCTATTATTTTTGTCTTTTGCACTCACTACTACTGAATGGCAAACAGATGACGTGTCGAATGTTTCATCATATTCATACAATAAAGCCGCCATTTTATCTTGCCATTCAGTAGGCATTTCATGCATGAGAACTCTTGGCATGACTAGAAATGATGCATAAGACAATCCAAACCAATTCCACAATTCACTGCTATTTTTTGACTGTGTTGCCTTACTCATTTTAAACACTCCGTTCTAATGTAGATTTAAATTACTTCTAGCTGACTCGATATCGCGGATAGCTTTCTTATCTGAATTACATTGCTCAATAACCGATAAAAGGGAGATGTTTAACATTAACGATTCTCCCCATGTCATCTGCTCTGGTATATAGGGCAATAGACAATCAGCGGTTAGGTGTGCCGGTATCGCTATGTGTTCCACTGGCACGTATTCTTTCTGAATAGTCGTGCATCCTGATAAGAGCGTCACTAGGAATAGCAGTATTGGCGCAATCATTATTGACAAGAACAGTTTTGATAACCGTTTTAACTTTTTCAGAATCCACGGCTGACCTATTCCGCTCTTCGCTATTAAGTGATGAGACATTGTTGATAATCCTGAATGTTCGGTTGGCGTTTTCTGTGATTGCTTGCTGGCGAGATAGCTGATTGGTT